GCATCTGCCAAAATATCAATAACGCGCTGAGAGATCTGTTTGGGAGTCTTAGAAAACGCATACCAAGGCTGAGCCTTGAGCACATTTTCAAACGCGTAAATGAATCTACTATACTCCCGCTTATCAACGGGATCAATAATAGAAATTGCACGAGGAGTTTTAACATTGCCATAAGGTTCTTTCTTAGAGAACATCTTGACAATGTGTTTGGAGAACAAACCATGGGATCCAGCTTCAGTACGCCTTTGACTAGGCTTAGCCATACGATTTTGCACCTCTTCATGATCAGTAGGATGCATAGAATGCTTACGGCATTCAGGGATCAGCTGTTCAGCAAATTCTCTCATAACAGTAACAAGAAAAGGAGTCATCTCAATAACTCGAGAGCGGACGCTAAGAACGCGTCCACGTATACACTCCTCTTCATTAGCTATAGTCATGTCGGGGGCAAAAGCACCTTTAACAAAAGGGCTCATAAATCCAACTAGAGTGGCCTTAGCTTCAGGCTCAAACTCTGTACCAAATTGGATACGAGTCACTGATTTAGAAACAGGACACACTACATCGGGTTTGTACTTAGTCTTAGAACGATGGAACTCCAACAACGGTTGGGCCAAATCACGATCTCCACCAACGTACGACATCACATGTGGTAAACTCAACATGTATTGATTAGTACGAGACAAAGAAGCTATGTTCTCATCAACCACAATAGGTACAGTGGCCGAGGTATAAGTGCTGGGCATGCCCGTAGACATCTTTAACCCGTCCCGGGACAAAGACATCAAACGGGTGAACCCAGTACCAGTACAAACTTTAAGAAGCTCCAAGGTACGCCCAACCAGACCAAAGCAATGAAGGATCGCTCCAAACCATCGCCAAGACCCGGTGGGTACCAAAAGAATTATCTCATGATCAGTGGCGGCAACTTTACGTTCCACCACATAACTGGCCACCTTAATGGGGAAGCCACGACACAACGGATACCCAAAGACAGTGGGAACCCATCTACGAATGAGAGTAAATTCATCAATGGAGTAATTCCATATACGGTGGCAAAAATTTGAACCACCTGTAATTCTATACACCAACTTATCATCCTCATCAAAGGTATAGT